CCAAGCTGCCGATGATATTATTTTTCAGATGGCAGTTTCTCCATCAGTATGGAGAAATGTTGTTGGGGCTAATGGTGCTCAAGGTTTTATGTTTCCACCTTGTGCTGTAGCGGCATTACCATTTAGGTATTGGACAGGAACTATGAGGTATCGATTTCAAATTGTTTCTTCGTCTTTTCACAAAGGACGATTGAGAATAGGATTTGATCCTTCCACAGTTCCATCTAGTCCTGAATATAATGTCAATTATCAGCGTATAGTGGATATATCTAAAGACCGAGATGTTACAATTGAAGTTGGACCTGCACAAACAACTGCATTAATGGAAAATTTCCAGCATTCACTTGGAGACAATGATACATCTATGTTCTCCACGAGTGGAACTCCTCTTACTTTTAACCCTGGAAATGGATTTATATTTGTTTCTGTTCTGAATGAACTCACTGTTCCTAATAGTGAGATAGATAATGATATAGAAATAAATGTTTTCGTTTCTGCAGGGGATGATTTTGAGGTTTTTGTTCCAACTTCCAGTGAAATTGTTGGCTTGGCTTATTTTGATCAAGCAACATCACAGAGTGGAATAGAACCTCAATCTGGAGTAGAGGAAGCACCTAATGCCATAGCATCAGAAAATGACAACGCTCCATTTTCAACAAATGTAGAGCGAATGGGTACGAATGAGCAAGTGTTGACAGATGTAAACAAAGTATTTGCAGGAGAGTCGATTGCATCATTTCGACCTTTGTTAAAAAGAGCTATGTTGCACGAGTCTTTAGAGTATACTAATGGTCAACGGATTTCATCTTATATTAGATGTTATTTTCCGAAGTTACAAGGGTATTCTCCTGATGCTCAAGGTGCAAATGGGTATAATTACGTACCAACCAACTTGTTACATTGGGTAAGATATGCATTTTCAGGGCATAGAGGTAGTATTCGATGGAAAGTAGTTCCGAATAACACATCAAACATTGCTACAGCTACAATTTACGCACATAGATTGTGGCCTACTGGAACGCAGGAAGCGACTGATTCTGCAATTTCTTCATATGGAGATCAAGACGTTAATGGTTTGAAAAACATTATTACTCCTTTGATATTAGAAGAAGGAGATGGTGGTGTTGCATCATGGGATGGACTTGCTTACACTCAACAGTCTGTCAATCCCACACTTGAAGTCGAGATCCCATATTACTCAAAATACAGGTTTTCACCGGGTAAAGATGCTCGTCAATCTAGCTTTACCCCTTTTGATCCTTCATTTAGGTGGAGAATATCAAGTTCATCCAATCAAC